CAGTGATGGTGCCAGTTCCCCGCCGGAGAATGAGGGCTGGATCGCATAGACCGGCATTACGCCCTACCTGTAATCCACTCAGCCTCACGGTTGATCTCCCCGTGTGACTCATTAGCGTTAAAGACCTGGGCCTCAGCAATCGCCAACTGGTACATCTGGTACGCAGCCTTCAGTCGATCTTGGTCCCGAGTCAGTGGCATACAGATGTCTGCGGCGATCTTCCAGGAGAGTGCGCTCACAAACAGCGGATCAAACACCAGAGTGTTGGTCACTTTATAGGTATAGACCAGGGTTGCCTCTTCCTGGTCAGTTAGTATCGCTCGTGAATTGAAGGCATCTCCGAGCGTCACTTCGAATTTGATTGGATCACCTGAGCTGTCCGTTTGAAGAATCTCACGGGCATAGAGGCAATCATTGGGGTATGCGTATCGGTAGGACCAGTTTCCAGGTGCATCGCCCAGATCAGTGAGTGCGATATGGCGTGTCGCAAACCCCCACGGATGTGCCCTGAGCAGTGCGTCACGGGTATCTGCATAGAGCAGATTACAGTGAAACGCCTCCTCGCTCTGTTCTGACAGAGAGGAGATCGTCGCGCTCGCTCCGATATGGGAGAGTGCCAGATTACAGATATCGACTTCACTCGCCATGATGGGTCCTCAAACAATAAAACCAGGGGGCACAAGGCCCCCCAGTTGATTACGAGAAGAGTTCCTCGACCTTTCCAGGTGCTTCGGTCTTCTTCTTCCTAGCCGCCGTCTTGCGTCTCGGTCTCTTCTCAGTCTCAGTCGGCTCCATCCAGCTACCGAGATCGGCAGAGTCATCGACTTCGAATCGATCCCCTGCTTCTCTCAGCTTGCCGAAATAGCCTTTCGCTTTGGCTCTAACCTCCACGAACTACACCGCGTCAGCCTTAGCCGCCCACTGCTGTGCGTCCTTCACAATGGATGCAGAGACAGTTGCTGTAGGACTGGTGCCGCCCAGGTCGTAATAGAGGCGCAGATACCGCTCATTGGTATCTGGGAGACCCATCACGATGGCATCGCCTGCTGACCCTGAGGTCAGTGTGCGTGAGGTCTGAACGGTGGTTGCAGAGCCGAAGCCTGCATCAGAGTCAGTCTGGACCTGTACCGCCATAGTTGGGGAAGTACCTCCCATATCAGCACCGAGGGTAACTACGATGTTCATAGGCTCACCTGGGCCGATCTGCTGGTTTGCACCGAGATCAATCACATTGGTTGAAGCTGCATCTGCAGTTAGGGATTGAGCGTCAGAGAACTCAAGGCTCTTATCGATAATCATGTTTATCTCCTATCGAAATCCGAATTAGCTGACGGCTGCTTCGGTGTTGAGGATTGCGTCATTACGACGGAACGGAATCCCATCGAAAGTCATCACGCGCTTACCAGCCACCTCATCCATCTGCAGACGGACGTTGTTGGCGTTGGTGATCTGACGACGCAGGAAGGAAGAGATGGTGCGGTTGCCGTAAAAGACAGCGCGCCCCAAACCGAGGTTTGGAACCATCTCGACCGCCTGGACCATCAGGTCGACCAGGTCCGCACCAGCGGATGCATCCTTGGTCAGCTCAGAGACGTCGATATTTGGAATACGCACAACATAGCGCCAGTCACGCAGTGTCAGACCGATGTCCCACTTGTAGTGCGTGCGATAGCCCTGGTACTTGCCATTACCGCTATCTTCAAGCGTGACCTCACCAAGATCCTGGTGCTTCAGACCTGCCTGACTGCCTTTTGGATAGATGCCGTGACAGGTATTAGGACCCCAAACCACCAGCCAGATGGAGGTGTTGTCACTGCCTGAACCGCCAGCGGTGATGATGTTTGAGCCGTTCTCAGCAGTGGTGCTGTTGTAGCGTGGCGCAAGCCCCATGAACTTCTCAGGATCAGCACCGGTGTCACCATAGAACAGCGTCTCGGCCATGGTCTGATTCATAGACTCCAGGAACGCACGATCCTCAGAGAGACGGAACGATGCGGTGTTGCCGTTGAGGTCGGCCAACGCCTTATCGACCTCAGCGTAGGCTTCCAGCATACCGGCCGTGTCAGTGACCTGAACGGTGGTGGACTTGCTGGGCTGAACACCATAGTTCAGCTTACGCCAGGTGCTGCTAGGCAGACCGGAGCGGATAGTTGTGCGGTGACCGGTTGGGAGATTGCCCTCCAGGAAGGACATATCATCCAGCACCTCATTGGTTTCAGAGAGCAGCTCGACAATGGTGTCGACCTTGCCATCCGGGTCGGTACGCTTTGCGACTTCGGCAAGCGTGGGGTTATTGGTAGATAGAGTGGCCATTTAATGACTCCTTGTTACTCATTGATTCATACTTGGATAAAGGACGCGCTCACGGGACCGCTGCCCGGAGTCGGCACCGCCGACCACGACATGTTGGTCTTCACTGATTGCTTGTCCGACACGGGTGAGATAGCGAATCATCTCGGGATGGTTACCCAGCCCGCTCTCATTCAAAATCTCGTTAAACTCAGGTGTTCCGAATGCATCACGGGCTTTCACAGCAGCGGCGATGCTCTGGTCGAACTTATCGCCACCAAACTCTGAGTCCCCTTTTGCTTGTTCCACCCAAGCCTTTTGCTGGTCCACCCACCGTGTGACTTCAGCCTCTTTCATCTTGGCCACCAGGTTGATGCCCTCCTGGGCCTGCTCTTGGGTCAGCTCGTTCTGCTTGGCCCACTCCTGGTAATCACTCAGTACGGTTTCATCTACGCCATACCCGTCTGGGACTTCGAATGATTCATACGCATCAGGGGCACCCGCCTCCTGGGACTCCTCATCCGATTCTTCTTGGTTTGCGTCAGCATCACTCCCCTCCTCACTCGTTGGCGCTTCTGTCTCCTGCGCCTCCTCGGTTGGAGGAGATTCTTCAGCCTGCTGATCATCACTCACCGCATTGGTGTCAGTCTGAGTCAGCAAAGTGTCTTCATCAGGCATCTTGATCTCCTAATCTGTTTTCCTTCACCATCTCCAGATACGCATCGGTATCTGCAGACAGCACTTGCTCCACCAGCCAAAGCCCGATATTTCGTTGTCCTTCGTTGAAAAACGTCGTGCTATTGCCAGTAAATGAAGTCCGGTGCATGCCGGTCTGCTCAAGGATTCGCCAGACGATGCGACGTCCCCGCTTTGAGGAAAGCAGGTTCTTTAGATCAGCGATTTCGGTGTCACGCTGGTTCTTCGCTTTCTGCTCAGCGCGCTTCACCTCTTGCTCATTGGATGCGTCGAACTCCTTTTTCACAGAAGAGAAGTTCGCATGAAAACTGCAAGTTATTTGACGCTGTAATTACTGTATGATCAGCAAAGCACATTAAAAGGATAGTTATAGTGAAACGTACAAATATTGTTTTATCGACTGTACTTACCCTGCTCACGCATAACGCAATGGGCATGGATAACAAGATGCTCACCAGCTTATGCGAAGATGATGACGCAAGAGTGAGAATTTACTGTGATGGAATATTATCTGGATACAGAAATTCTCTTCCTGCAGCAGTTGAATCGGTAAAGATGATACTTGAAGTAGTAACTTTGGATATCAATGATAGTTCAGCAGCAAAAACACTAAAGGAAAAAGAACCCTTTTATATAAAAAGTATAGAGGCGCTTTTTTATGGGTGTCATGGAAATATCGACCTCAACCAACAGCGTGATATTTACATCAACTGGATCAACGCACACCCAGAGTCATGGAAGACGCATTTTGCAATGACTCTACCGCGAGTGTATGGGACCGTAGATACCGGCGATGTTGTATGCAAGTAACCTAACAAATTTCATTAGGATCTAGAAACTAATGCCAAGGAGTAAATCCGATATCTCAAACAGCGCCATTCGCATCTTCTTGCAAGATGTTGGGAAATTCTATGATGAAGAGAGAGGATTTGAGCCGTTTGGTCCGAAGGTCGCACAGAAAGATGAGTTATTGAACTTCTTTAAACATCAGTGCTGTTTTTGCGGCGAACCGATAGACAGGAAGTCCCTCTCCCAAGACCACCTGATCGCAATGCATGGGGATGTATTCGACACTTATTTCAAAGAGGGTCTGGATATATTGCTAGATGCGTATGGCACCAACCATGAGACCACTCA